ACAAATGCAGTGTGTTGCTTTGGTACTCGCAATATTAATGAAGATAAGCTATCAATTCTTCGGCTTCAAGGAGTGGAACAAGCAGTAGTATTCTTTGACGGAGACGAAGCGGGACAAAAAGCAGCAGAAAACGTAAAACAAATGTGCGAGAATGTCGACTTATTAGTAAGAAACATTAACGTACCAGATAAAGACCCGGGTGGGTTATCAGAGAACCAAGTACAGAAATTGAAACAAAAACTTTACTCATAGGAGTAGTATATGACGAGCCCAAAGGTCGCTCTAATAGAGACCAAACCAAGTAGAACAGATTTTAAATATGAATTTGAAGGCGCTTTTGAATTTGACCAATATCAGTTATGTTCTGATCCTACACTAAAAAAAGTATTAAAACGTGATTGCGATATACAGATTGATACAGAGATTTATGACTGGATTATTCTAGTAGGCTCTGATGCACTCAAGTATTTTACAAAAATTAATTCAGTAACAGAATATTCAGGCAAGAAAGTAGAGGGTAAATTCTTGCCAGTAATAAACCCAGCAATGCTTGCATTTAAGCCCGAAGCAAGAAATACCTGGGAATCCTCGAAGGATAATATTATCTCTTATATTCGAGGAGAAATTGAAGAAGTAGTTATCGACAACACTATTGCTTTTGGAATACAAAATACGGAGGAAGCAAATGCTTTTATCGAACAGGCTATTAGACATGAGGGAGACTACGTTGCTCTGGACTCAGAGACTACTGGACTCTATCCTCGTAACGGTCATATGTTGGGTATTAGTCTTAGCTATAATGGGGCTTGTGGGGCTTACATTGACACCGATTGTTTTGATTATGATACTGAGCGATTACTTCAAGAACTTTTCGATAAGAAAATTGTAGTCTTTCACAATGCCAAGTTTGACATGGCATTTTTTGAGTATCATTTTAACTTTAGATTTCCCCGCTTTGAAGATACCATGCTTCTTCATTATCTCATTGACGAGAACCCTGGAGGGCATGGACTCAAGCAGTTATCGCTAAAGTACACTCCTTACGGCGACTACGAAAAACCGATGTACGACTGGATTGACCAGTATCGTAAGGAACATGGCATACTAAAGGGAGACTTCCAGTGGCAATCTATTCCTTTTGATGTGATGAAAACATATGCTGCAATGGATGCAGTATGTACTTTTTTGATTTACGAAAAGTTTGTAAAGATTAAGCAAAATAAGAAGTTAGCATGGGTATACGATAACATTCTTATCCCAGGTTGTAGATTTCTAACTGATACTCAAGATAATGGCGTTCCTTTTGATAAGATGCGGCTACTTAAGTCTCAGTCTTTAATGCAGGAAGATATTGACGAAGCTATTCGTACCCTTTATGAAAATCCAAAAATTCGTAAATTTGAAGAAATAAACGGAGCAGAGTTCAATCCAAACAGTACTGTGCAGCTTCGTAAGTTACTATTCGATATGTTGGGCCTAAAACCCACAGGAAAGAAAACAGGCACAGGAGCAGATTCTACAGATGCGGAAGTGTTAAAAGCACTGGAAGCTCAATCAGAAGTTCCTGGACTTATTCTTGATATTCGTCAGAAGTCTAAAATCAAGAATACTTATTTAGACAAAATTATTCCTCAACTCGATAGAGATAGCCGATTGAGAACAAACTTCAACTTACATGGCACAACTTCTGGCCGATTGTCAAGTAGTGGTAAGTTGAATATGCAGCAGTTGCCTCGTGATAATCCTATTGTAAAAGGCTGTATCAAAGCGGCTCCAGGTCATAAGATCGTGGCTATGGACTTAACTACTGCAGAAGTATATGTTGCTGCAAAACTTGCAGACGATGAAGCGTTGATGAATGTGTTTCGTAGTGGCGGAAACTTTCATAGTACGATTGCTAAAACAGTTTTTAAACTTCCATGCGAAGTAGAAAATGTTGCAGAATTATACGGCACACAACGCCAAGCGGCAAAAGCAGTAACCTTTGGTATTATGTATGGCGCAGGCCCGAAGAAGATTAGTGAACAAGTTACTAAAGACTCCGGCACTTATTTTAGCCAGCAAGAAGCAAAAGAAGTTATTGATGATTACTTTCGATCATTTCATAAACTAAGAAAATGGATTGATAATAATCAAAAGTTCATTGAACATAATGGATTTATTTATAGTTTCTTTGGCCGTAAAAGGAGATTGCCGAATGTCTCATCGACAGACGCAGGCATCAAGAGCCATAGCATTAGGTCTGGTCTTAATTTTTTGGTGCAGTCTGCTGCTTCTGATATTAACCTTCTAGGCGCTATAGATATGGGACAGTTTGTTAAGTCTGAAAAAATGAAATCTCGAATCTTTGCATTGGTTCACGATTCGATTTTGGCAGAAGTTCCAGAAGATGAAATAGACTTTTATTGTGAAAAACTTCAAGAGTTTGTACAAATGGATAGAGGAGTCTCTATATCAGGAGCACCTGTAGGGTGCGACTTCGAAGTAGGAGAGGACTATTCTATGGGTAAATTTGAGAAAATGTATGAAGCGGATTAAACTGAAAGGCGGGGATGAGTACGACGCACTATCCCCTAAATCTAAAGGTTTCTTTAACTGGAGAGCAGGCGTAAGAAAGAAGCTCAAACGTAAATACAATAAAAGATTTCGTAAAATTGATACTTACATACAGAGAAATAACAAAGATTAAGTTTCCAGTTTTTATTCTTCCAAATGGCAACTGGGAGGCTGTAGACGGGTTACTACTAATAGATAATCAAATTGTAGACGATAAAAATATGCTGGGAGCGACTCTCGGCATACGTCGTTTACAAACTCATTTTACAGAGTTAGTGCCTTTAAAACATTCAATAGATTCTTTAATAGGAATACTAAAACAGAATACAAAGTATTTTATAGATAGTAAAGGGACTCCTTTTATATATCAAAAAACTACAAATATGTCTTTAAAGTATTATAAAATAAGAAAAGTTGAATTAAAGGAAAAAGCTTCTGTACTATGGTTAAAGGATGTTAATTTTCCCTTTACCATACCGCGTCCACCTCCTCGAGAATTAACTTGGGCGGGTGTACTACACATAGGCGGACTGCCTTGGTTATTATACGAGTACTCTAAAGAAAAACTAAAGGACACTCGAAGAAAAGTATAATTTTATGTCGAGAAGAAAAAAGACTCTTGCGGGAGCAAACTTAGAACTACAAGAGATCGAACCACTTACAAAAAACCAAGTAACTGCGTTCGAAAGTACTAAACATCTAATGCTGCATGGAGTAGCAGGAACAGGAAAAACGTTTATATCTTCTTATCTAGCATTTGATGATATGACAAAAGGAATATACGAACGGCTTGTAATTATAAGAAGTGCAGTACCTACTCGTGATATAGGTTTTCTACCCGGAAACGAAAAAGAAAAAGCTTCGGTCTATGAAGAGCCTTATAAAGATATTTGTATAGAGCTTTTTCAAAGAGGAGATGCTTACGAAATTCTTAAAACGAAAGGGCTAGTACATTTTATGACCACCTCTTTTATACGCGGAGTAACGCTTCGAAATGCGGTAATCCTAATTGATGAATGTCAAAATATGACTTTTCATGAGCTAGACTCAATCATTACAAGAATTGGGCAAGACTGTAGAGTATTATTTTGTGGGGATTTTCGACAAGCAGATTTGGCAAAAAACGGCTTAAAAGATTTTGTACGAATCCTAAAGGCAATGAACGAGTTTGACTTTATTGACTTCGATATAAAAGATATTGTACGAAGTGAGTTTGTTAAACAATATATTACCGCAAAAACAGATTTAGGTTTATGAAAGCAGTTATTAGCAATAGAATTTATTTGGAAGTAACTAGAGAATATAAAGAACATCTCAGTAAAGAGTTGACCTATAAAATACCTCCGCAGAATCCAAATGACCCACCTATTGTTATAAAAAACATGGCACGAGTTAGAGAGAACCTTGTCACTATACCAATCGGAAGAACGGACTTAATACCAAATGACTATGAAATTGTTGACAAAAGGGTTGTGGTGCCTGTTGATTTTCCTGATTTTCAGTATGTACTCCGCGAGTCTCAACAAGCGGTCTATGACGAACTCGATGATAACTGTATCGTCAATGCGTGGGTAAGTTGGGGAAAAACTTTCACGGGGTTGGCGATAGCCGGAAAACTAGGACAAAAAACACTAGTAGTTGTACACACTGTACCGCTACGAAACCAATGGGCAAAGGAAGTAGAGAAAGTCTATGGATTTACGCCTGGAATCATAGGAAGTGGTAAATTTGATCTTGACTCCCCTATCGTAATTGGGAACACTCAGAGTTTATACCGCAATATTCCGAAGATTCGTAAAGAATTTGGAACAATTATATTGGATGAAATGCATCATGTAAGTAGTCCAACTTTTTCCAAAGTTGTCGACACAAATTATTGTCGATATAAGATCGGGCTATCTGGCACGATTGAAAGAAAAGATGGCAAACATGTAGTCTTTCGCGATTACTTTGGCAGCAAAGTGTTTAAACCCCCGAAAGAAAACTTCATGACGCCAAAAATACAAATAGTAAAATCAGAAATACGTTTTATGGACGGGGCTCGCATTCCTTGGGCAAATCGAGTAACGAATCTTGCAAATAATGAAGAGTACCGACACACAGTTGCACTTCTTGCAGCAACATATGCCGCACGAGGCCACAAGGTTCTCGTAGTGTCAGATCGAGTGCATTTTTTAAAAAACTGTGCAGAATTAGTTGGAGAAAATGCAATCTGTGTTACAGGGGAAGTACCCCATGAACAAAGGGAAGAACTCCTAGATGAGATTAATTATGGAAAAAAGAACATTCTTTTCGGTACTCAAGCAATATTTAGTGAAGGGATTTCGGTCAATTCCCTCTCTGTCCTTATACTCGGTACCCCTATCAACAACGAGCCCCTCCTTACCCAGCTTATCGGAAGAGTCATTCGAGAGCAAGAAGGAAAACTAATGCCTGTTATTGTAGATATACATTTAAAAGGGAACACTGCTAGAAAGCAAGCCTCTAATAGAATGGGATATTATATGAAACAGGGCTGGAAAATTGAACAAATAGGATAGAAAAATAATTCTTGACACACAAGTTATTTTTTAGTATAATATATGCTTCTATACGACTGGAAAAAGATATTCACGATCGCAAATGGCGAACCAACAAGTATTTTTATAATATTTGAGATGTTAGTCAAGAACAGTATACCTCGAAATAAGTACGATCCTATCTATAAGTTTTATGAATTAAACTTTACGGGAGAGTGCTTTTTGGTACATCCCGATGTTCTTTTATACAATGCGTTTAGATATTCTCGTCGAGATATTTCAATATACTTAGCTTTTGCTAGTATGAGGTCTCTTGGCGAGTACTTTGCCTCTGGCAATATTACATTAGATCTTTTGGAAATGCCACTAGATCCATTTCAACATTTAGAAGATGATAGGCTACTTTATGTGGAAGATGACAAGTTACATTTTCTATATGAAGAAGTCCCACAGGAGAAAACACAATGGCACTAACTTTTAACAAATCAAAGGGCGCAGCTCAAAAATCAAGTATTACTACTTACAGCTATCGAGACGGGGATAATTCTATTCGTCTTGTTGGCGATATTCTTGCTCGATACGTTTACTGGATTACAGGAGAGAATGACAAAAATATTCCTTTGGAGTGTTTGTCATTTGATAGAAACGAAGAGCGCTTTAACAACAAAGAGAAAGATTGGGTTCGTGAATACTACCCCGATCTCAAGTGTGGCTGGAGCTATGTCATGCAGTGCATTGACAATGGCGAAGTTAAAATTGTAAACCTGAAGAAGAAGTTGTGGGAGCAAATTCTCACCGCTGCTGAAGACCTGGGCGACCCTACTGATGCAGATACTGGCTGGGACGTTAAGTTCAAGCGAGTTAAGACTGGCCCTCTACCCTACAATGTAGAGTATCAACTTCAGGTATTGAAGTGCAAGCCTCGTGCTCTTGATGATGACGAGCTGGAGCTTGTTGCAAGTCTGAAGTCTATGGATGACGTTATGCCTCGTCCTACTCCAGATGCTCAAAAAGAGCTGCTCGATCGTGTACGCCAGGCTGACACAAATGAAATTGATGATGAAGCACTTGATGCAGAGTTTGCCATTTCATGATTCTGTTTACGGCGGACTGGCACCTTAAGCTAGGTCAAAAAAATGTTCCACGCGAGTGGGCACTTCGCCGATATGAAATGTTTTTTGAGCAGATTCATTCTCTCGAAAAAGAATGCAATATGCACATTATAGGTGGAGACCTTTTTGACCGTCTGCCGAACATGGAAGAACTGGAGCTGTACTTCTCGTTTATTCGGGAAGTTACAGTTCCTACTCTTATTTATGACGGCAATCATGAAGCAACAAAAAAGAATAAAACCTTTTTTACTCAGTTAAAACAGGTAAGCAGAGATATAAACCCTCTAGTAAAGATAACTGATATCTCTTACTATGATAGTGATTTTGGGTTTAGTGTTCTTCCTTATGCTGATTTACACCGAGCAGAAAGTATCGAAAAATTTAAACAAACAGAACCGCTGTTTACTCATGTACGAGGAGAGATACCTCCCCATGTCAAGCCAGAGGTGGACTTAGACAGGTTTGAAGATTTTCCAATCGTATTTGCGGGCGATTTACACGCCCATAGTAATAGTCAAAGAAATATAGTATATCCAGGTTCTCCAATGACTACTTCATTTCATCGAACAGAAGTAAGTACCGGATACATTTTAATTAACCCGGTCAATTGGAACTGGATATGGGAGCCTTTTGATTTACCACAGCTTATTCGTAAGACAGTAGTAGATCCAAATGAAATGCTTCCCACTGAGTATCATCATACAATTTACGAATTGGAAGGCGATATTCAAGATTTAGCAAATGTAAAAAATAGTGAATTACTAGATAAAAAAGTTGTGAAACGAAGCAGTGAAGCAGCTCTAGTAATGAATAAAGATATGAGCATTCAAGAAGAGCTAGTAGAGTATCTAGTTTATATCTTGGAATTAGAAGATGATAAAATTCAAAATATAGTAGGCACTTTTAATGATTACGCTCAAAAAACTACAATGGAATAACTGCTTTAGTTATGGGTCAAATAATGTCCTGAACTTAGAAGAAAATATAGTAACTCAAATAATTGGCACAAACGGTATGGGCAAATCGTCTATACCGTTAATTATTGAGGAGGCTCTTTTTAATAAAAACTCAAAGGGCATTAAAAAAGCAGATATACCCAATCGTTATGTAAATAATGGCTACAATATAAATCTTGAATTTACAAAAGACGAAGACAGGTATGTAGTCTCAATCGACAGAAAAACAAATATTAAAGTAGCATTTTTAAAGAATGGCGAAGATATTTCTAGTCATACAGCTACGAACACATTTAAAACAATCCAAGAAGTAATTGGTATAGATTTTAAAACTTTCTCGCAACTTGTATATCAAAACACAAATGCGAGCCTACAGTTTCTTACAGCAACAGATACAACGAGAAAGAAGTTTCTTATTGATTTGTTGCATCTTGAAGAATATGTAGAGCTATTCGAAGTATTTAAAAATGCGTCTAGGACTCTATCATTAGAGATTTCCGCAGTTAAAGCAAAAATAGCAACAGTAGAAAAATGGTTGTCCGATAATAAATTGAGAGATACTATCGTACTGCCTATGCTAGAAATTAAAAATGATACGGCAGAACTTGAGAAGCAATTCCAGTCACTAACGAAAGAAATTGAAAATATTTCGGAAAAAAATAAAAAAATCTCACAAAATAATCAGTGCATCTCTTTGCTCAAGCAAATAAATATTCAAGAAATACAGAATATTGATGTAAGCGGAAAAGAATCATATGATACCCTACAATCAGAGCTTGGTAACCTAAACGGGGTCGTAGCGGGGTCTCGACGATTGATGAAAAAGTTGGAAGAGCTACACGATAAATGCCCAACTTGTGAGCAAACTGTACAAGAAGATTTTAAACAAACACTGATTATGGAAGAAGCTGGAAAAGTTTCCTTCGCACAGGAGAAAATGAGTGAAATTACAACAAGAATTGAAGAAATTAAACGAAACAATCAGGATTTCGACTATAAAAACAAAATGCAAAGAGAGTGGGAAGATCTTTATCGAAGCATTAATCGAGATCTCCCAGTGGCCCTCCTGGACAAAGGAGAGCTTGAAGAGCGGTTGGCAGGAGTACGAACTGACTTGGTTTCGATTAAAAAGTCTGTGGCGGATGCAACAGAGGAAAACGAAAGAAGAACCAAACAAAACACCCGCATCCAAGTAATTCAGGAACAAACAGATAGTTTTCTGGAACAATTGGAAGAAGCACAACTATCTTTGGATAAAGTAGAAAGTGTATATTCTAATTTGGAAGTATTAAAAAAAGCATTTAGCACAAACGGCTTAATTGCTTATAAGATTGAAAATCTAGTAAAGGAACTAGAAGAATTAGTAAACACCTATCTGGGGGAGCTTTCAGACGGGCGCTTTACTCTTGAGTTTGTTGTAAGTAATGATAAGCTAAATGTGCAAATTACAGACAATGGAAACATTGTTGACATTCTTGCTCTTTCTTCTGGAGAGTTAGCAAGAGTAAACACAGCTACTCTTATAGCGATAAGAAAGTTAATGAGTAGTATTTCTAAGTCACGAATCAATATTCTCTTCTTAGATGAAGTCATAAACGTACTAGATGAGACA